CGTTTACTGCGTTCTTACATTGAATTTGAAATCCTCTAGCGGCTGTAAAGTTAGCAGCAGTCAAGACAACCTCATTCATACGAGCAATTACTTCGTTAGTGATGTCTAAATAATCATATGCCATTACAAATCCTTAAATGAACAGAGAAGTAAAGGGGCAAGTTGCCCTGCCCCCTTACGTTAGTCTTTAAGCAACGTCACGTGCTACTTCTTGAGCAGTCAAGTCACCTTCGTCATTGCAATCCATGATTACAGCCCAGATACGCATCTTACCAGTAGTAACTGCGCCACCTGAAAGTGTAACAAGTTTCAAGTCAATGTTGTCATCAGCAACAGCCATCCGTGGAGAATAAGCTGCTGGGTTCTGTGCTACAACACCTGCTGCAGAAGTTCCGTCAAAACCATCGACAAAATCTTCAGCGGCAATCATGCCTAAGTCTACTGTAAGAGTAGAACCGTCAGAGGCAGTATCGACTTCAATACCTGCATTCATAACCATCATGCCTTTTTTAACAGCAATTACTGGAATGACATCGCCAGCGGCAAGTGCGCTACCTTTGTCAGACAATGCTGTTGCAAGGTTAAGAACAGTTTGAACCATGTAAGGGTTGCGACCACGCTGTGAATTACCACGTGCGGCTTGGAGAGTGTTATCACCTAGTGCCATTTTTCAATCCCCCTTATACTAAGCAGTACTTGGCATTGATAAGAGCCTCTGGACGGAGAATCTTTCTGCCATACAAATGCATACCACGGACGATATCTGCAAAGCTGTCCGGGTCGCGGTAGGTCTCAGTCTTGTTGATTTGGTCAGCAGTAGCAACCGCTGAAGAATGACCACCAACAATGATACCAAAGTTATTGGCTTGAGTAGTAGACGCTGAAGGTCCAGTACCGCCCTGTGGTAGATTGTTAGAAACATGAACTTTAAAGCCATGCAGGTTATTCAAAATCAAACCATTCTGAAGTCCAGAACCACCAAAGTCAGAATCAAACAAACGTGAATCTTCGTCTTTTAGTAGTTCAACGAACACTGGGTCAACAACCAACCAACGTCCTTGTGTCTCCACGTTTTGCAGGTCAAGTTGACGAGCCATACGTGCAACCACAGTAAGTGGGTTAGCAGTAGCAGCGGCTGTTGGAACAGCTTCTGAAGCACGAGGCTTTAGAATGATTGTGTTACCAGCACCACCACCGTTGAAGTCAGATGCATCCAGCTTCATTGAAGCAAGAAGTTCGTCATTGCCAGCAGTAGCAACAGCTTTAGTACCATTAACAGTAGCGTTTACTGTATCTGCACGACCGCTAATTGCAGACTGCTTATAGCCTGACAGGTAGCCAAGAACATCTTGGTCAAACTGGTCAGCTAGGCGGTATGCTGCACGGTTGCTTGAGAGAGACTCAAAGTTAACGTGCGAATGTGCTTCCTCAATGTCGTCAACTTTAAAAGCAAAGTAGTTAGCTTTGTCAACGGTGAGGGTGAAATCCTCATCATCAAGGTCTTGCGGGGTAATAGTCGTACCACGCTCGTATGCTTTGACAGTAATCTCAGGTTCTTTAATGATTTTAACTGAATCACCAAAGTTTGCGATTTCTCCAAAGTAGTCGTTATTCGTAATTGCTTCACAAACAGCGGCCTTGCGGAATGCAAGCTGCACCTGTTTGGAGTAAATTACCGGGCTAAAATTACCATTAGGTAAGTTGTTATAACCCGCTGCTCTTGGAAAAGCCATAATCCATCTCCTATTGTTTTGGATTGTTACAGATGCAAACAGTACAATTCTTGGCAGAGGCTGTCTAACGTAGGGTGTACCTTATATAAAAGTTGCAACTAATATACTTAGTAGGCCATGTTAATCAGGTAATCTTAAAGATTTTTGTAGTTTGCGGATTGGTATAGTAAGCAAGTAGCTAACCTGCTTACCTTACACATGACTATAGTTATACTTAAAAATAACTGTTTGTCAACTCTTTTTTATCTAGCAGAACCAGATAAATCATAGATGAACTTACCACTACGAATAGCTTCCATAATTTCATCTGAATGTTTTTCATACTCATGTACCGACATCTTGTCTACTTGAGACTCACGTAAGTATGTAGAAGATGCATCTTCCTGTGGTTTATTACGTGTGTTCTTAGTCGTTACTGACTTAGCTGCGTCTTTGCTAGGCTTAGACTTCTTAGCTTCAGCAATGCCCATGTCAGCTTTGTACAAATCAATTGCACGTGCAGCAGACCTAGCGTCATTGTCGTTGTCGTACAGTGCATCTTGCACCCACTTAGGCTGTTCTTCTGCCCAATTGTGGAAGTCATCACTGTCTCTAATCTCATCAAAGTCAGGATGCATCTGCATCAATGCTGCTTCAGCCTTCTCTTTAGTAGCAGAAGTCTGCATATCATCAATTGCCTTCATGCGTTCTTCTAGTGCAGTAGATTGCTCTGCTGCCTTCTTCATGGCAATTGTTTCTACTATAGCTGCTACATCAGGGTAGTCTGCTGCCCACTGTTCAATGTCTTCGTCAGACTTAGGCAGTTTCATTTCTTTCTTAGTAGCTTTTTCTAGCTGGCTTTTCATTGCAGCTAGTTCAGCCTTAAACTCTTCAGCTTGCTTTTGCTGATGTCGGCGTAGGTCAGAGTAACGCTTCTTAAATGTTTTTTCTTCTGCGCTAGTAGGTTCAGCTTCTTCTGCCTCTACCTCTTCCACTTCACCTGCATGTTCTTTCTTGAGTTGTTCTAGTTCTTCTTCATCACGCTTAGTGCGTTCTTCTTGAGTGTATGGTTTATTTACAAATGCCACTTTAGGCGTAGTCTTCATGTCTTCTGCTAATAGTGTATCGTTCATTATCTATTCCTTTGTTGGGGCCGCTGTAGCCACACTGTCGGGTGTGGGGAGTGAGTAGCCAACTGATTGTAGATTATTTTTTAGAAGCTAATCCACTGCGCTTCATTTGTGAGACTAAGCCACCTTTAGCGTGAGATAGTCCATAACCCCCACCAGCACCACCCGCACTAGCTTCGTTTTGTCCTGTATCTCTATCGTCATTACCGCCGCTGCCACCATCTCCTTGTGTATAGCCACCTAATTCTTTTTGTGATTGAGCAAATTGTGCCTCAGCAGCAGCCTTATCCGCTGCTCTATCTTGTGCTTCATCTTTTTGCCGTTGTTCTTCTATAGCTTTTTGTGCCTGTTGTTTATTAACTCTAGCTTGATTTGCAATAGCAGTAAGATTATCTTTTTTAACTCTTCCAGCTTCAGTTAAAACATTACCAGATTTAGAAGTAACAGGATTTCCCTTGCTATCAGTTACTACATTACTCCTAAAATCAGAGTCTACGTCCTGTCCGGGTCTTGAGTTTCGTGGACTTTGCCTATTAAAACTTTTATTTAAATCTTCTACTGCACTTCTTTCAACCCTAGCCATTTCATTAGCAAAATCTCTGTCGGTAAATGTACCCTTTGCTCCTGCTTTTTCTACATACGCATTTTTAATAGAATTATATGCTCTATCCTGTATATCAATAGCTTCTTGTGTACTTAACACTTTATTAATTGCTGATTGAGTATCTTGCCCTTTAAAGGCTGCTGCATGTGCTGCCGCCATAGTTTTACCAACTAAACTAGCTTGCGCACTATTCATTAACTGTCCTCTATTAGTTAACCCTAAAGAGTTTAAAGCATTATTCATTCCGGTAAAACCTGCTACCCCAATATCTTTTAAATTAAAATCTGTAAGTCCAAGTGCATCTGCGGCAGCAGAAACAATCCCAGTTAAACCCACACTACCAACTTGTGCGCCAGCTTGTTTAAAAGTAGCACCCCTAAGTTCGTCATTGGTCCAACCAAATGCTTTGCTACCGCCAAAATAATTATTTGTTTCAACAGCAGATTCAAAGATATCTCCTACAGACCTGCCTTTAGGAGCATCTTTATCGCCACCAAATAAACTTCCTAGTGCATCAGAAATAGAACCAACTGTAGCTGTACCTGTTCCTGCTGTACCTAAACCATCTCCACCACCACCATCGCCTTGAGGTTGCTGTGTTGTCGTTGTTGTATCTACAGATGGACTTTCTGTTTCTTCTTCTGTTTCATCTTGAGGATTAGGGTCATATTCTACGTAAGGAACACCTAAACCTATTGTATCTTTAAATGTTGGTATTGCTTCTTGAGTTGTTGTAGGCGTAAACTTTGTTCCTGCAGGTTGGAACTGAGCAGAAGCAGCTTGTACGGGTGCTGCTGCTTGCCCCGCTGATGCTGCTGGTGTTGATGGTGTTGATGGTGTTGATGACGGTGGTGTCATAGTATAGTTAGTAACACCTGCCGCTTGTGCTATTGCAGCATTACCATATGCAGTTCCATCAGGGCCATATACAACAACTTGTGTACCTGCCTGAATGTTTGGTCCAACTTGACCTACGGGTGCGCCTAATGCACCCGGTAATATATTATTAGGATTAAATGTACCTATTTGACCTACTGGACCACCGTTAGCCATATGGACTACACCGCCTTGTGCCATTTCTAACTCATTATCATCTTCCATATCAATGTCATCAATATCAAAAGGAAGATTATCTGGCATAATAGCTTCTTCACTATTACCCATTTGACCCATATCATCCATACGCTGTAAGCCCATCTTAGCTTCTTGGCGCATTTCCATGAGTTTTTCTAAACCAAAATAACGCACTACATCTGCAGGAAAAACAAATTCACCCTCACTTAGTTGGGCAGGAATGTCATCACGAACTTCTTCTTGAGTAGAACCCGGTGGTACATCATTACCAGATACAGGGTCAACAGTACCGCCCTCATCCATAAGACCACCGTCATCGAACATTTCCATTTGTTTTGCTAAAGCCATACCACCATCCTTTAATAAGTTATCACTACGTGTTTCAGCAGCTTTAACAGCTTCTTCTAAGGTATCATGTCTGCTAGTAGGTTTTATAACACCTTCTAACAACATCTTTTTTATTTCATCTTCTGTATATTGTTTACCCTCATGTATAGAAGGTGCATTTACGTAAGCTTCATCACCAAACTTAATAGTAACAGATTTTTCAGAAACACTTTCACCTTCAGGTGTTTTATAAACATCTTTTCCAACAGAAGTTTTTTGTTTTGTTTTAGTTCCTACTGTTTCAGCCATCTGCGTTAGCTACGTCCTCACGTAATCGTTTAATCTTTCGTAGTACATCTATAGCACCCTGTGCTTTATGTACCGTTATCATATTCTCAGATTGTTCTAGCACCTTATGATGCTGGTCTACCATGCTATCTAAATACTTACTGAAGTGGTCCCATTGGCGGTTGTTGCCCACCAGCGGCTTCAGCTTGTTGAGGAGTTCCTTGTTGTTGTCCATTACCACTAAATCCCTGTTCACCCGGTACAGGAGCCTGTCCCATACCTATATTGCCACCACCTGCACCTGTTGGGTCCATTGGGTTTGCACCTGCTGGTGCTGCACCTTCTGGCCCTGCTGCTGGCGATTGAAACTGTTTCATAATCTCAGCTTGCAGTGCGGCCTCATCCATATTGTTGGTTACTTTGTCGGGGTCTAGTCCCATTGAATTAGCTATCTCACGAATGATGTATTGGAACTTCGCAAACGGTGCTAACGCTGGGCTACTTGCTACTTGCAAGAACTGCATCAATCTTTGGCTACGTACCTCTGTAGCCATTAGGCTTTCTGTTCCACGTGCTTTAACTTCTAAGTCACCCTTAATCTCAGGGTCAAAGTCAAACTGCATATTAAAACGAAACAGTCCTTCGCCTAGTGGACGCAGAAGATAATCATCTACATTCTTAATAACTGTTTTAGTGCTACCCTGCGCTGCACCCATAAGCATAGAGATACCAGAGGCTGTACGGCCTACGCCTGACACACCAGTCTGTCCATGTGCAAATGATGGGAAGCCCGTGCTTTCATCTGCCAGTACACGTGCTTTATCAAACAGCATCATGTTCTCTTGTGACACGTTAGGGAACTTAGTACCAAAGATAGCCTGACCCGGTGCGCCACCCTGCCTACGGAATATCTTGCCCGGATACAGTGACAAGTCTTGGCCCGGTACTAGATTGGTTTCATCTACCTCTACAATCAAATTACCTGACAGTACAGCATTATCTACCGCCATACGCATAAAGCCATTCATTAATGTCTGCGTATCGTCCATGTTCTCAGCAATACCTACACCAAAGAATGAGTATGGGTTTAGTTCATACGGTGCAGCATGGTAAGGAATTTTGCTAGGCTTAAATGGATTAAGTACCATACGCAGTAGCATACCATTACATACCCATACATTTGCCTGTAGTTCATCAAACTCTTTTAGTTCTTTAGGTATATCAATTTCTTGCTCTTCAAGCATTTCAATATCAACCATGCCCCAATACTCAAGAACTTCGTAGCGTTCAATGCTAGTCTCTGGTGCATAGTCAGATAGGTCATCTTCCCAATACTTCTTGTCGTAGTTTTCTCCCTGCTCAATGGCAGCATCAATAACTTGTGAACGAAAGTATGGACGCTTCTTTAGATTACGCAATTGTGTGCGAGACATCTTATGTCTTTCAATTACATACTGCGCTTCATCCATGTTGTTTGCATCTGGGTCAGGATAAAAATTCCAAACCGATACATGAGATACTTGTGGTACAGTTTTAAATAGTGGGTCATAGTTACCCTCATCATCCCAGTTAGCATATTCTTTGTCTATAGCAAACGGGCCTTTCATAACACCTGTACCAAACAACGCCATTTCAAATGCAGCATTACGTAAGTATTTACCTGCACCCGATTCATCTAGCTGGTCATGTATTTTCTTTTGCATCTTCTTAGCTGCAATCATGGCTGGACTAAATGCAATAGATGTAGGTGTTTTACCCGGACCTTCTTTTAGTTTATCCTGTACTGGCTCAAGTTTATTCTGCATTACACCTAACTTTTCAGTTAATGATACTGCAGTAGCACCCGGCTCTAAATCCCTACCGTCACCAGCAAAACCGTAAGGACTAACATTCTGGTCAGTCTGCATTTGCTCTGGCTCTTTAGGGTCAAAGTGTACATCCTCTACTACGCCTTCAGGTAATCCTGTAGGGTCAATAGACAGAGGAAACTTATTATTAGCAAATAGTACATCTGTAATCTGACCATATGCTGCTAGTGTCTTAGTCTTAGTTACTTTAATAAATACGCGAGACTTCTCAGCTTCAGTAAACTGTACATCACTACTATACAATCCCCGATAATTACGATACGCACGTAGCCAACGAGTTTCATCTTGGTCACGATAATCTTCAGAACGCTTATAACGACCAATAATAAAAGGAATAATAGAGGATACGTCAGCATCTTCTACTATAGTATCATCTGTATCTTCCAATGCAATTGCATCGTCTTCAATCATCATATCATCTTCGTTCATAATGTATCCTTAATATCCGAATGTTGCGTCTGCTACTGGCATACTATTTCTAGGCCCACCACGAGCGTCATAGTCAAATATACTAAATCGCGGTCTGCTCATTATACCATACCTTAACGCATCATACAAGTGGTCTTCAGCATTTGTATCCACGTCTTCCGGGTTTTTCTTGTCCAGCGGTATGGCGGGTAACTGTGAGATGGTATTTGTGCAAGAATTAAAGAAAACAAGTCTTGGCTCCTCTGTAAATTCGTCTACCTGTAAACGCCTATGTATTTCGTTCTTACCTGATATACGACTACCACGGCTTCTGTCAGAGGGTCTCCAACGACAGCCTTTCATAATCATTTGTTCAGCAAGAGAAGGGCCAGTGTCACCACGCTTGTGCCAAAGAGAACTGTCCAAAACACCATACTTAATATTTCCATCACCAGCCTCTACATCCAATATCATATCTGCCAAATCTGTGGCAAGGACTTTAGATACGTAGAGTTCTCTATATACCACAAGTTGTTCATTAGGTGCAACAGCAAACCAGACAACGCCAGACTTGCTGCCGTAACCGTAATCGCAAGCCCTAAACTTAACCCAATTACTAGGTATATCAAAAGGCTCAATAACGTGAATGTTGCGGTCAAACTCAGTAAAAGCCGCGCCTTCTTTGATGTCCCAATCCCCATCCAAAAGCTGCCTTCGTTGTTGCTCTGGCATGGAGAGAAGCATGGCTTCGTAGTCACCCGATTCCGCAAGGTATGGATTATCAGAAAGTCTTGCGGGTATAAATCTTCTTTTGTATAAAGGTCTTCCAGCCTTTGCGTGTCCTGCTGGGTATCTAAGAACTTCTCCTGTTTCAATATCGGTTGCAT